TGAGTACGAAACATTCGCTGAAAAGACAGCGTAGGTCTGCGTGTTGTAGATTTTCTTCGGTTTGAAGTCCAGGTATTTCACGCCTGCCCAGAGGAAACCCACAACCGGTGTTCCGTCGGACATGAACTTTATCTGTTGATCCCCGTTGGCATCCCAATATCCGCCTTCAATCGTAATCAGCGAATCAACGACCGTCATGCTCATTGGAGTGGTCTTGTTCTCATTGCTTACCATTGCGCAATCTGATCCGTTCAGTAAGTGAATAATTGCCCCGTCGTGCAAGCGCCAGGTGGTTTTTGCCGGGATCACAATGGTTGAGTCAATATCCCACTGGCCAGGGGTAGAAATTACAATCCCTCTCCCAGCTGCGTAATCGATGGCCGACTGAATAGCCTGCCGGTCGCTATTACCATCTCCGGGTATTGCGCCGAACCACGCCGGGTTGACGATCGGTAGCTGCAGGTCTATGATGGTGCTGTCCGTTGCTCGATTTAAGATCAGGCTATCTATGTGCCGGTATCCTGTGCGGACGTAGCCGGAGAGCATTGCAGCAGTGTCTGAGATCGGAAGAAAATCATCAATATTGAACCCACTACCAACCTTTGCCCAACCGGTATCCGTTTTGTTCCAAAGAGATTTGGTTGCCGGCCAGTATATTATCGCTCCTATACTGTCCACTTTCCCCGGAACCGCAGTGGTGTCACGTATGCCTGGCCTGATATTCCGCTTCCCCCAATAGCTGTCTGCGGAGAAATACCCTGGATTATTCGTATAGTTCTGAGCTTGTGCGCTCAGTGTGATTAAAAGCAGGGCCGCCAGATAGCTATGCCGGAAGGCCCTGGTAAAAATTTGTCCCATAGTCAAATGTAATACATTTCTACCTTTATATAGATTACGTCTATACTGTCTTTTTAACTATCATATAAAACAGACCTATGTTTGCCGTCGCTCCGCCAAAGTTTCTTATGCCAACCTTGAAACTATCCTCACCAGTTTCCCGGGCGGAGCATGTAAGATCATTGTCATTGTTCCAATTCCCGCTGTACCCCGCGATAGTTACCATAGCCACATAGCTGTCTGCAACAAGATCCAGGTTATGAGTAACAGTCACTAACACATCTGAGTTAGGCGCTACGGCGCCTACGTTATGAAAGCCAACATATAGAATATTATTGTCGATAGACTGCCATAGATCATAAACGGCTTTTGATGTGGCAACGGTTGTTGGGCTGTTAAGCTGGTAACTGTTGGAAATGGCGTTTGGTATATTACTAAGTCCTACCTGGTCTTTCGTTACAGCGTGCGGGTTGCCTGTGTCATGAATATGATTTTCCAACAAATCAGTAAGGTCGGAAATAGCCGCGCTTACATTGCCGTCAAGTGTTGGTTCGAAATATAGCCAGTATTGCTCCTCATCATTGAAGATCTTCCCATTTTTAAGATCAATGCCACCACTTAAACGCTGTTCCCATTCAACCGCATCTGGATCATTTGTGTCATTAACCCCAACCAATGGTCCAGCACCGCGCTGCTCCACCCAGGAAATAGTATAATCCACAATTGATGGAATGGCAACTTCTGTAGCGTCAACCTCTGGATCGCGGCCTGCTATCCCGCGCCCTACTTTTATCATCAGCGGTGGGACTACCAGCGGGCCGTCAAACCGTGGTGTAGCAACAAACTCGATACGCAAAATACCCAAATCCACTCCGTCGTCACTTTGGTAGATTCTTACTAGATGAACCGCTGGTGTTGGTACTGCTAATTCAAAGTCTGCCGGGCTTGCATGCGGTGGATCATAAACAGCCCTGTTGGCTTCCTCATACACGCCGGCAAGTGAGGGCTTATATGCTACTATTATAAGGTAGTCTGTCGGTACCGGGTCCTGGTAATATGAATACTTTATGATCATTTCCGCTGGTTAAGAGTTATTTGTAATGTAGATGGCAGGCCGTTGGTCGTGCCGAACGTATTGCCTTCGATGTTATAAGCTACGGCCACCACATCGTCGAATGTGGGGTCATAAATGCCACTGAAGCTATTCACGGCCGGTCTGATATCCATTGACCAGCCAGCCATCGGATACCGGTCTGCCCGGTTGGGCTCCAGCTTGGCACCATCGGCGCGCACGTATTGCATGCCATCCAGTAATACAGTATCGTTACAAAAGATCATGTTTACCTTCTTTGCTACCCATGGAGGCACGCCATAAGCGCCGCCAAGCTTATATTTAAATGAGTCAAAAGGCGTGGCTGACAGCTCCACAAGGTTCAATGTCTGATCCTCGTAAACCTCCTGAACGTTACCGGGGGCATAGTCTGTTATTATAGCTTCTGCTCGAAAACCGAACACGACTTCCGTTGCATAAATGATATCCATGTTGTTCATGCTGTGCCGGTAGGTATGCAGAAGGGTATCTTCCTGTAAAAGGACAATATCCTGCGGCTCGCTTAGGAACTGAAGGATATTATTCCCCACAGTGATCAACAGGTAATAAAGGCCATCGTCTACGTCTGCAAGCTGCATGGTTACTTCATAAGTACTCCACAACTGCCCTACAATGCTGGTTGGCTTCAGAACAAAATTTCCAGTTTTGACCACGGCGCCACTGCAGTCTATCAGGTCTAGCTTTATTGTACTGAACTCGGACCTTACCTGCAGTGTGATGCTATCCGTCTTTTGCCACTTTTGATAGTAGCTTATCTCTTGCTCCCAGGATAGGATCTGTTTGCTGAACCAGTCTTCATCCAGGTGAATGAAGTTCTTTCCAGCGACAGCCGGAACCCCTACCTGGTAGAAGGTGACCGGATTAGCTTTTGATATATAAAAGTTCTGCGGCATTAGTGAATCAATTTGGTCATGTCATTGTCTGTACTTGCAAGCAGCTTAAAGGACTGTTTCGCGTTCGTAGCGGCCTGCTGCCCGGCCTCTACTATGTAGCCCTTGCACGTGTTACCCAGCCATTTAAACCGAATTTTACCATACGGATTCACCTCGATCAGGTCCACAATATTCAGCGGTACCTGACATTCAATCTGAAACATCTTGGGCAGGAACAACTTGGCAGCCAGGGAACCGATAAGAAAGTTCTGGTTCTCAGCTATGGTCACTCCGTCAAGCGTAGTGCTCAATGCAGCGTTTTTCTCAGTAGTCTGGAATGTCAGGCTACCAGTATCGAGTAGATCCATGCCAATATGCAGGAAGCTGCCGTTTGCTATCACACATCGGGCCGGCGATAACTCCACGTTGAAAATGGAACTTCCGGCACGGACCCCGGAGAGCGCTGTGTAAGCCGGACGGTTTAGGATGTATCCGCCGCTTCCGTTGTCTGCTATATTGATGATGAACACGTCATTATCGCTCTCATTATCTGTTGTGCTCTTACCGTCAAGGTTGATACGGGTAAACTCAATGCCGTATGGATCACACCTGTAAGGTGCCGTTAGGTCCAACTCTTTGCCCAGACGCTTAACCGGTGATGTGTAGTTGTGCGTGTTGTTAAACTCGTCCTTTCCGTTAATATCGTCGTAATCTTGGGCGGGCCAGCCAATCTTTAGCGTATTCCAGAGATAGTCTGAAGCGTTCGTTATCTGGCAGTCTGCAACTTCTCCCAGGTCAGCTATAACATCAGACGTAAAGAAGGCGCTCTTCGCCTCTATTACGGCCACTTCGTCACGATTACCCAGGCCTATACTGAAACGTGTATTGAAGCTGGTAAAGAAGTCCTTTAAAGAGGTTTTTATCTTAGCACCTGCAATGCTGCGGATACCATCGCCGCAGGTTAATACGAAGTCTTTCGCAACTGTATCCAGCAGGGTGCTGGTGGCGGTGTATTTACCGTCTGTGATCTTCTCAATAAGCTTCTGGAAGACATACAGTGGCCGGAGACATTTTATTTCGGTTTGGCGGTAACGGTAATCAAACGTCACATTCATTGTACCACCTTCTGCAAACTCTATGGCTCCTAAAGCGGGTTCACTATTGAACTGAGTAATATAAAATCGCTCACCTTGATTGAGGGTTACTGAAAACTGAAAATGAAAGTCCTGGAAATTCTCGTTGATCGTACCGTTATACAGGGCCGCGTCGCCGGTGAAGTTCGCCCCATCGCTTTTAGCCCAAGAGACTATATAATCAGCTGGCCCATGGTCAGTTAACCGAGCCTGGTAATGAATGTCAATGTTAAATACTACCGAAGCTCCCAGATTGTTGATAATAAAGTTCGGGTCATCAGGAGGTAATGACGTGCCTATGTCTGTGAAATTATAGGCGCTCCCAAACAACACATTAGCAAACGTTCCTTCTGACTGAATGAACAATAGCCCGAGGAAGCTGAAGCCCTTTGTAAAAGGGCCGCTCTGCACTGTATAAGAAGCACTGGCCTTTAACACCAATCCATCATGCCGCAAATCAATGGCCTCTGGAACATCCAACGGAATTTCATACTTGGTATTCTCATTAGCCTTGATCATCATAGACAGGCCAGCTTCGGTAACCTCACATTCAAACTCGTCTTTTTCATCTGTTGCCTGTGTGAAATTGATAGCACCGTAATAGTATTTTTTGTGCTTTAAGTCGGCCGGATCAAGTTTTGCCAATGCAAGATTTCCCAGCGCCTCTATTCCGTAGTTGTACCACAAATAACGGAGTATCTTCGCCCCATCTTTCACAAATCCGAATGGAGTTGTTGAAGTACGTATTACGCCGCTGTTCGACGTGTTCCTTTTGTACTGAAATGCCGCATCTCTCCATCCTTTCGGTGTAAATTGTAATGGCACAGGGCTCGGAGTAGTAACAATACTCCCATCCACGTCAACCGCGTAGGTGTTACCCGCATCATCGCAAATGAAATAAAGGAACTCATTATGTAGCATCGATACTGCCATTACAAATCGAATTCATGGTTTAACCATCTCATTTTCTGCGCTGCTTTGCTCACGGTTGCCCGTACCCCCAACGGAGAATTATTTATATGAATAGAAGTCTTGCTTCGTTCCAACCCGTCAAGGATCTTATCTGTTTGCTTATCGAATCCATCTAGCACAGCTCGGGCCATACGATCCACGCTGGCTGAAGTGTTGTCAATTTCCGGTAATGGCCGCATAGCAGAAGCACCAGCTGCGGCCAGGTAATGTTCAATTGACGGATGCACTCTATAGTGGGCGGGGATATCCATTACGACGTTTCGGCCCTGTGGAACATAAGCTTTACCATCAGGTGATTCCAACACCTCCAATTGGCCGCCGTCATTCACTATGGCGGGGCCGCCAGGGTGGTTTTCTATCCCGTCTTTATAACGGGGTATTGGCTTGGCAGCAATGGCTGCAGCTTGAATAGCGCCAGTAGCAATAACAATAGGGATCTGGGCGTATGCTAACCCGGCCAGAGAGGCGGTCACTGGGTTGGATGCAAGGATTGCTGCCTGAGCCTGTATTTTTACGACCGCTTCGGCAGTAGTAATGCCGATTTGCAGCAGTGACATAAACTTCTGGAATGAAGCTGCACGGGCGTCTATTTCACGTTGCCTGCGTTCAAGTTCTTCTTTCCGAGCTTGGGATTGCGCTTCTATTACTAATATCTGGTGCGCTTTTTCTTCCTGTGTTGCTGTTGAGGCGTTAACAGCAGCAATCTCAGCCTCCTTTTGCCGGTCAATGTCATCAATCCTCTCCTGGACTTGATTCTTTTCCCTCTCATAAACTATTTCACCTAAGCTTTTGGCGAAATCAAACACCTCCTGCCTGAGATCTTTAACCTTATCCTTATATTCCTCCTCAAGCTTTTTCCGCTTCTCCAGGTTCTCTTTTGTGATTTCGGTTTTCTGCTTCTCTGACTTCTCTGTATATTCAAGATCGAGGTCGCGTATCTTATTGCGAAGGTCCAAAAGTGCCTGTTCTTGTTTCCCCACATCTTGTCCACGTAGGCGCATTAGGTTCAGAACCTGTTCAGTATACTCCAACTCGGCCTGAAGAGCGAGAATCTGATACTTATTCTCTATCCTAAGCTTTTCTGCCTCATACTGCTCTACAGTGATCTTACCTTCTTTACGAAGTTTCTGTGCATTGGCCAATTCCTCCTGGCCACGCTTTTCAAGCTCAGACTCTCGCTTCTCACCGGATTCAATGATCGCTTTCGTTTCCTCGTCGGTCGAAGTCTTTGTGATATCCTTTATTATCTTCCCGAGCTCACGTCTATTTTGCGCCTGCTCCGCAGCAGCTTTCTTATCCACAGTAACCTTCTGTTCAGCGGTTGCACGGCCACGGCTGATTTCAACGTCCAGTATTTTCTTTTCTCCATCTGCGCTTTCTTTTGCGAGTAAGTTCTTTAGGGTGAAGTATGTTTCAGCGGCTACGAGACGGTCTTCGTAGGCTACCTTTTCATTTTCGAATATCTCTTGCTGAGAGGCAATGGCGTCTTCCAAATCTATCTTCCTGGCTTCCATTTCAGCTTTTAACTGAGCTTCACGCAGCCGAGCTGCAGCGTCCAGTTCTTTTTTGGTTGGCCCATTTTCTTCTGGCTTTGCAGTTGATGTGGGCTCTTCGCCAGGGAAACGGCGATTCAATTCATTTACCAAGGCTTGACGCTGCAGCTCCATTAACTTCAACGCAGCCTGATCATCCTCTACCACCTTCCCAAGGCGACCAAGGAACGCCCCATAAACAATATCCGCATTCTTTCCGTAGGCATCCCGTATGCTCTTTATGGTAGCAAGGTTTCCTTCCAGGCGATTTTCGGCTATTTCTATACGTTGATCGATAGCATTACGCTGCCCAATCACGTTGTCGGTTTCAAGTTTTTTCAGCTTTACCGCATACTCGTCGATAGACTTAGCATTCAGAAAGTCTTTTGCCGCCTCTTTATCGGTTAACTTCAGAGATACATAAACAATTCCTGCAAGCAGGTTATTTACTGACACAAGCGCCTCATTTGCCAGGTTTATGATCATGGCAAAAAACTTGCTAAGTGCGCTTTGATTATCACTTACAAGATTTGTGAAGGAATTGCTTAACCGGTTGATAGCTGCCTGTAGCCCTTCAATTCTTTTTTCATTCTCTATCCCGAATGTCTTTTCGAGCTGCTTTGCGAATTTGGGCAAAAAATCATTGGCCAACACCTTGCCATCCTTCAGCATGTCGTTAAGCTGCTCCTGTGTCACCCCTATTGCCTTAGCGGCTATCGAGAAGGCACCAGGAATACGTTCACCGATCTGGCCGCGCAACTCTTCCGCTTGCACCTTTCCTTTTGAAGCTATCTGCCCGAACGCTGTAAATACCCCGTTAACGTCTTGCTGTGAAAGCTTCAGATTCGCGGCCACCTCAGAAACGCTGTTGAATATTGCCCTGGTTTGGTTGGCCGTCAGCCCAGCCTGCGTACTGGCAGCGTAAAAGTTCTTAAAGGATTGGGTGAGGTCGAGGATATTCAACCCGAGACGGTCAGCTGTATCGAGCAGAAAGGCGGAATTGCGGCTGAATTCCGCCTCACTCCCCGAAACAGCTTTTAATGCTGAATTAAGGCTATCCAACCTCACGGATACATCAAAGATCTCTTTTGCAATTGCACCAGCCCCCAGGGCAATACCAAATTGCCCAAGCAGGCCTTTTGCACCGCCCACAAGTTGTGGCGCCATTGGGTAATTACCCACATTGCGCTGATAGCGCCCCGTTTCCGCCTCCAGTTTCTTCAACTCCGCTGAAACACGTTTAATATTATCCAGTACGCCCCTGTTTGCGTTGCGGGAAGCAGCTCCGTAAGAATCCCATTGGGCCTGTAAGCGCTTTAATTCATTGCGCAGGTCGATTATACTGCCCTTCTCTCCCTTCATTTCTTCTTTGCGTCTACGGGCCTCTTCACGACGCTTTGCCTCCGCCAAACGGAGGGCTTCGAGCTCGTTCTTTAGATCCTGGTTGGCTTTCTTGCTCTCCAATAACGCCTGCTTCAATTCAGACTCCGCCTTAACTGCCTCTTCCTTTGCCTTATTCAACTCCCTCAATCCATTAGTGGCGTTGCGCATAGCATCTACCGACTCCTTAAACCCCTTACCGAATACCATACCTTTAGCTTGGTTGCTCACTTCCACGATGAGCTGCGCAACCTTGGCCATGGCGTCGTAAACCTTTTCTAGTTCCTCGACACACTTTTTGGCATTTATGACGCTATCTATTCTTCCGTCCGACATTCTGGTCTAATTTTTCGCAATCATTGTAAAACTGATTGAGCAAGCCAACAAAGCGGCTTACCGTGATTTCATGTTCATTTATGTGGTGCTTATAGTGAATAGAAAGGGCGTTCAGTTGGTTATCGAAATAGATACGTGTTATCTTCTCATCCTTCTTCCCTTCCTGCATTTTCGCCAGCTGCGCTTCTTTTTGCTCTCTCTGGATAAGCAGAGATTTGGCCCGGTTTAATACCCGGTCAAGATCCTTGTGGTAGGCTTCTGGATCGTTATGGTTAAATGGGAAATTGTACCCCTCCTTATGAAGGAGCTCGATAATTTCATCAAACCGGTACTTCCTTGACAGTTCTACGGCCTCTGTGATTGTCGTATGCTTGAAGAAAAGAAGGGTTATTTCGGCGGTCAGGGCAGATTGGTAGTCTGTGGCTGTGGTGCCCGAAAGATCAATGTACTCCTGATATACAACCTGCCAGCCTTCTGATAGCTCATCTTCCGTGTGTTCGCCTTCGATAACCAGTTGTTTCAGGTCGTTGTCGCACACACAGCGGATGAACCGTATTAAAGGAAGGTCTGAACAAGTTTTGTATATCATAATCCCAGTTTTTTACGCATTTTCATAAACAATGTTGGCTTCAGATCCTCTACATACACCATCCGAAACCCACCACCCAGGCCCAGAATAACATCACCATACCGTCGAATCAACCATTTTGCTTTTGGGTCAGAGCTCTTAATATCAAACCCTACCCCCTTCAACTCCAGGTATAATGAGTTATAGAAGTCGCCTTTGTCCTTTAGCGTAACCCGGTCGAATGGCTGCCCCTTTTTCTTTTTCCTCGATATGGTGGCTGGCCTGTAGAATGGTGTTATGGAATTACCTTCTGAATCCTTACCGGCGAACAATTGCCGCCGTTGCTGCTCCAGAAAGTCTACCTGTGTTTCCTGCACGCTTTCGGCTGCAACAGATGGCAGATCCAGTCGCTCAAACAGTTTCATCATATCAAGAACCGTAACCATAAAAAGAGGGCGGGCTATTTCTTCCCGCCCTTTTGTTTTGAGGTTTTAGAGGATGTGGCCGGAGCTTCTTCGGTCAGCGCTTCTTCGCCTTTTGGAGGCCAGCATTCAGCACCGTCAACCAGTGAGGGGATAGCGGGCGGCGCCTCTGGAGCAACCGCCTCACTTATTAACCCCAATTCGTTGGCGTAAGCCTGAAGATCCGCCTCCGGGTAAATTGGCTGGAAGCGGGTAATGAATTGCTCCACGGTCAAGCGCTTCACCTTCGGATTGAAGGATATTTTTGTGACTGGCTTATGCATATTACCCGCGTGTTGTGGTGATCGCAATGCCTTCGTAGCCGGATACGTCCAGGGCATCCAGTGCAGCAGGATCTACCAGGTTAATGGTCACCAAGCCGCCAGAGGTAGCCGGATAGTCTGCATCCGCATCATCAAGGGTGAGAGTGAAGCCACTGATATTGGCATCTACAGCCACACTGTCTATTGTAATGACATTTCCTGTAGCCGCATTGATAGCTGTCCAAGCGGTTGGTGTGTCCAGCTGGCCATTATACAATGGGTACAGGTTCGCGCCATCACAACCGGCTTTTGCAATCAGCTTGATCACGCCTGCAGCGGAAGCGCCAGACTGTGACAGGTTGATATTTTGAAGGCCGGTGATTTCATTGAGCGGGAAGTCAGCCTGAACGAATCCCAGGTATTTGTTGAAGTACTTCGGATCGAAGTCGAAGTAAACAGAGTATATCGGGGAAGTAGACCCAGTGGCTTGCCTCCATTTCAGTGCATGGAACACGCAGGGGATGCCCGCCAGCCCGTAAGCCAAACCAGTAGCGTCCAGTTTGCGCCAGCCTAACAGCAAGTCTTTGTCATCGTAGAACAGCCAGGACGTCAAACCGCCGAAATTGTGCGTTTGCAGCGCATTAGAGAGGCAAAGGGCGCCATCGGTGTAACGATAGGTTAACCGATAGTTGCCGTCCCTTACTGGCTTCTGGCTGCCGTATTCGAGCGTTTCGAATACAACATCTTCGCTGTTATCGGTAACACCGACAAAGTTGTGTATCGGGAATATCCGGTTTGCCTTCAGGGCGGCCAATCGGTCTGCTTCCAGGGTAGCACGTAGTGCGGTGAGCTCAGCTTGTGTGTAAACTTTCCCCCTTGGTACACGAATTGCCCCCATGATTTTACCGGGATCAATAACGCACTCACCGAACCCGGTGTTTTTGATGTTTGTAGCGCAAATGATCTCATTAAGAGTAGCCATTATAAAAGATTTTTAATTGTTAGCAACGATTGATGTTATAAGTCAGCTTGAAGTCAAGCCGGAAACAGTGGTATGGGTGCATATCCCGGAACTTCAGCGGATCGAGGTTTGCCTGAGCGGCCATGATTGTCCCCCTGTACTCTTGGTGAACCTTTTCCAGGCCAAGCTGGATACCGGCAAACTGAAATCCCTGATAGTCGTTATCCACGAGCTGCTGGACGTCCTTCCTTACCTCTTCATCTCCCCTATGAGTGATAGCCGGCCTCAGCTTCTTGATGTTTACCCAAAAGATTAGGTGTACATCTGCTGTATTGCCAGCCTCGTACTCGATATTTCCTGACAGCCCGAAGAATGAAAGAGCAGCAATCCGATCATCCAGGTATACTTCCTTGTACTCATTTCCTCCGACATACACTTCAGCGATATAACCGGCATCCTTTTGATTCCGGTAGCACCGGCCATAAGCTTCGTAGTCCGCATTTTGAAGCCCCCATTTAGAAAGTAACTTCCCATGCAGGTAAGACTGCAGCTTCTGGATTGGTATGTCAACCCCTACAGGGGCCGTTTTGAGAAAGAGCATTGTCCTGCCGGTGTTGTGGTTGTCTTTATTTTGTCCTTTGGGAACAGATTGCGGAAAACCCTTTCACATTCCCGCTCGATCTGATTCTTTAAACCAGTAGTATACGGGAACTCGGGGGTTGAGAACCGGAGGTTTAGTTCAGTATACAGCTGCTTTACCCCTTCCGCTCCTATCCGCTGTTCTTTATTTGACCTGGTACTGTGAATGATTGATTCCACAATGAAAGCAGCCATTTGCAACCCTATCGCCTTGTCAAAAAGCTGCTCGTTCTGAAGGATCACTTCTGTATAGTCCCTGGAGCTGGTAAACTCGATATTGAGCCCATAAGTGCGGCCGGTGAACGGAGGATTATACCGGGTGAAGTCAGTTGGCGAAACGGTAGACGCCTCGAAGCCGTCAGCACTGTAACAGATGGCTGTCCGTTTAAGGTGCATGCCATAGTCGAGCGCCTTTATACCCAATGCTTCGATATCATCCTGGAAGTACCCTATAAAGTATGTCCGTGACTTACTTGCAGCGCCGATAGCCGTTAATACCACATCAGTAATGGGTACTATCACTTCTTCGTCGGCTACGGTAGTAACGGGAATGGTCTTTATCGCTTCCTTCTTCAGATGATTGAAAACATAGATATTGAATGTCCCGGCTCCATTAAAGTACAGGCTCAGCGTCTTCGGCCTTACCACCAGGTTAGTGCGATTCGCCACCTGCACCATATAACCCACAAACTTTCCGGTATTTTGCAATTCCTCCGGCTCTTCATAGTCCCGTTCGTAGATCATCTGCTGCTCTATCAACTCCGCCTTTGACAACACACCCCCAAGGGCAGCTGCGATAGCAGATTTTTGCCACTGGGTAAGCATGGTGTTAAAATTGACGTTACTGACAGCCGGGTCGTAATTCGCTACGTCCTTAAGGTTAGGCACAGTGATGATTCTGTGGAATTCATCAAAGTACCTACCTGAACGACTCTCGGTGTTAGGGCTCGCTATCAGGTCAGCATATTCGGCCTGAGTAGTGTTCCTGAACCCCACCCGACCGAATAAAGCTTGTATGGCTTCAGGGCGATACATTAATCGTGTTTACGAACCAGGTAATAAATGCGAATCTGTGCGGACATTGTGCCGGTACCGGTTGTTGTGACTCGGTAATAAACCCCTGGCGCCGTGACCTTCGCAAATACCTTACTATTGGTTGTGACGTTGGCTAAGGTCAGCGTATCACCTGCCGGAGAGAAGTTTGTCCCGTCCAGGCTGTAGTAGAGAATAGCCGATCCGCCAACCGTTCCGGAAATCTTAGTGATTACCGGCTGTACCGCAACGGCGGAATAACCAGCGGTTGCAGTGAAGGTTTTTGATACAGAAGCGGCGTTTACTACCGTATCTCCCTCAACCAGCGGCATGAGGGTCGCCCGTTGAGCGCTTAGGCTCAATGTTACCCCAAGCAGCAACGCAAAAAGGAAAAGTGCTTTTTTCATCATATATGGTTTACTGGTTAGGAAAGTTGAGCAACTTCGAATACCACGCTTTCGGTAGCGGTAGACAGCGGAGGCAGCGCCGGCGCGATGTCGATGGACATTTCAGCCTGCAGTACCACATCCTGCGTGTTACCGTTAGAACCAGATGTATCTGCGCGATCTGCGTAGATGTGCAGGGCGAAGGTCATGCCGCTACCCAGAGGATCTTGGATGGAACCAAAACCACCTACGTAGGAATTGTAGTCGCCCCAACCTTCGCGGTTCTGTTTGGGTATCCAAGGCAGTATTGCAAACTGGCCGGCAGGCATGATCAGTGAAATGCCGCCATCATAGTTGGCGTCTTCTAACTCGGTTGATTCAGCGATGTTCAAGCCGGTGAACTGGAAGCCAGTATTGGTTGAGTTACCGCCACCCTGATTTGCATCCCGTTCTCCCTGGATGTAAGTTTTGGAAGAGGCGATCACATCGAATGAGCCACGATAATTGTTCGCCCTCATCATGCTTTTAGCAATCTGGTAAAACCAAGGCTTATCGGCCTGAGCGATTTCAAAGGCATCATTAGCGGCATTAAAGGTGCCGTCAACAGTGGCCACATTTATCTGGCTCCTATTAGTAACCAGGAAATCTATCATGAAGGTTTCAATGCCCTCATTCAGGTTCAATGAAGCGTTCAGGATTTGCTGGGCCAGCGTTTCTTCGAAGCTGAATATGTTGTTGTCCATCTGCTTCAGAGAAATGGAAAACGTATCTGTGAAGGTTGTCCAGGTAAGCGGCAACACGAAAGAATCACCCCTGTTACCAGTGTGATTGTGCGTCCTGCTGGAAGTGGTGGAGCGCTTGGTCCTTGCCAGGATATTGGCCTCTATAGCGCGATCTTCACGCTTGCGAAGCTGTTGGTGCGAGGGAATCAGAATATCCAGGTTTTTCTGGGCGAGCATAACAGCGGGACGCTGCTTTGTTCTCATTTCTGCCTCAGTAAACTGTTGTTTGAGCCTTGCTTGTGCTTTTACAAGATTAGTGGCTGAAAAATTTGGCATTGTAAAGAGTATGTGAGAATACTCCCAGCATCTTGGGATAATGCTTTGCGCGGTGTCCTGCGCTTATCTACTTTGCCAATTTTCTTAGGCGAGATCCGGCCTTATTACTTCCTGGTATCTTAGGTATAGCAATAAGTAACCAATTCAAAGATATAGAGAAAATCTATTCTTACAAAAAATATTATAGAGGTATAAAAAAGCGGGAAGAACTCCCGCTTTAACGGCCGCCCATGACCTGCAGGGCATACTTTTTCAAAAGGAGTCGAACCTTTGTTATCCCAATTCTCGGCCAACGATCGGAATCGAACCGAATCAGCGAATAGATAGGAATCGAACCTATATTAACCGTTCTATTTCTTTATTTGTAGCTCTTCACCAGTCAGGGCGTGGTAAAGGTTCTGGAGCTGGTGGACGTACTTTATATGACTTAGAACCTCGGCTATATGGCTTCCGCCGCCAAATAATAAAAGCTCTCCATCCTCCCATTCAAGCACCAAAGTGTCACCTTTCAGGATACAGTATGTATTGTGACATTCGTCGTACTCAAGCCCAAACTTCTGCAGCCATTCTTCGGTGAGAGGGATTGGATCAAAGGACAGCAAATTAAAAGCCGGTGCCAGGTCTGTTTCGGATGTAGGGCAGTAATCGGCCGCATTAAATTCGTAAGCTTCCCCACCACGTAAGACTAGGTTAAAGGGGCGCAGTTCAGATGCTTTGATCATGGAAATGTTTTCTTTTTACTGCTCCTATAAATAATATGAACCCGCATATCGGTATTAACAACCAAAATAGATGATACCAACGAGCGGAAAGATACTCTTTTCCCTGTTCTGGAAATTCATAGGCCACCAGTAAATCAAGGTATATCTTCTGTGCGAGTCTTTTCATTCGGTAAAGATTAAAGCCCCACTTGCGCAGGGCTCTGTGTTATTCATCCCAGTTAAAGTCTTTGTTATCCTTTGCGGCATCATCAACGAACGCCTTGAAGTCCGCAGAGTTGGTGCTCTTACCGTCCGCTTCCCATTTGGCTTTGGCCTCGCTCATCTTGGTTACCACATTGGACGTACGGCGATCACTGCCACCACCTCGGCCGGTTTTTGTATCGGCCTGGTCGGTTACCCATTTGCGCTCGTTGGTCACATAGTCGTTGATAACGGCCTTATGGTCCAACGGGTTCTGGGTTTTGGAGTCACGCAATACCTCTCCGTTCTTCTTTGGGGTAATATTACCGGTATCATCCACATCGAAGGAATACCCACGGGAGCGCATGCTCATAATCACTTCGTCAGCCTCGAACGGCAGACCACCAGGTACGGCAGCGGCCAGCTTGCTCATGGTGCGCATGTCGCTCTTTTCCTTTTCAGAGGCCTTATACTTATTCTCAAAGTCCTGTACTGTGCCCTGTAGTTTGGTTATCTGCTCATCCTTCTCTTTGATCTTCTGATTAGGCTCGATCTTAGCGTCTGCCAGAACCTTCGTTTGCAGGGACGTGATCAGCTTTTCCGGATCCTTGCCTTCAAAGTCAAGGCCCAGCTTTTGCTTCTGCTCTTTCACAAAGATTTCCAGGCCTGCTTCTTTACCGTCGTTGTAACCCAGCTTTTTCTGGTTGTCATCCCTGGCCGTTAGTTCGGTGGCAGTAAATATCTGTAGCCCTTCAGGGATCTTTACCTCGGCCTCCTTTTCGCTCTTAATGGCTTCCAGAAAGGTCTTTTCGTCCAGTTTCAGCAGAGAGGCTATTTGTTTCTGTATGTCTATGGAAATCATGCAATTATTTTTGTTTGAGGAAATACTTAACCCTGCGGTTCATTGCCTGTTCGTTCAGTCGGGCGGCGCGGTCGTCGGTAATCTTTACGTCCTTGATCTTTTTCACCTTAGCAAGAGTCGCCTCCCCGCCTTCATGAGAGATGTCCATCTTCCATTCTTCGTAAACGGAATTGGCTGTTTTTGTAGCTTTGACCGGCTTTTCTGCCTTATCGTCTTTTGGGGCAGTCTTCTCCTTTTCCTTCTCGCCGTCCTGGTCAGAATGGTCGCTGTAAGCCTCTGTGATCAGCGCTTCCGCCTCTGTTTCTTCGATGCCACCGGCCAGCATTTCAGCTTTCAGTTCTTCGGCGGTCATGCCCGCTTCTTTCATTCCGAGATACTTTTTCTTAGTTAAATGATGCATAATTGCAATATTTAGGTGTTAATAAATGACTTAGTTTCTTCTGCCAAAGCCAACCGGTTCAGGCTCTGGCTCTTTCGCATCCTCCTTGCCTTTGGCGTATTCCTTCAGCGATGCCCGCAATGTTTCCAAATCTCCAAAAAGCAGATTCGATTCCTGCAAGGTGCCGAGCCACTCGGTGAAATACAGCTTCATCTTATAGTCCAGGGTCCCCACTGCTACCAGCTTGGATTCCGTAATTGTCAGGTGGACAAACGGCTCAAGCTTCATAAGCCGGATGTGCTTTTGCAGCTCCAGGCTATCATTACTGTACTTCGTGTAGTAGTAGTCACGTAGAAGCTCGTCCAGAGTTGATTGAGGGGCCCCCTTGCTTCTGGCATCTAGGTATTTCTCCCAAACAGTATCGGGCGACTCGATCAGGTACCGGCGGCCGTAGTTAACGGAAGCGCCTTTGTATGATCCGGCGAAATAAAATACCCCCAGCTCGTCGGTGATAAACTTCTCAATCCCCTCCCCCCATTCACTGAACTTATTCAGCCGCCGGTTGACAGGCTGAACGTCTATAAAGCGACCGGTTGCCGTTTCATTGTCCGCATCTTCCCTTTGATGCGTACCCCATATAGTATGGTTCATGATGTCTTCCAGAAGCTGCAGCTCAGCGGTCATTGCCTCCCAGCCTTTAATGTCAGGCGTTACATAGCCGGCCACGTCCGGGGCGATTTTGGGGTCTTCTTTCTGAGGTACAGGCAGATTGATATTATCAACCACGTCATGCCGCAGCTTCTTTCCTGTACCTTTACACGTCGGGCAGTTGGCGCCGTTTTTAACCCCGTGGCCCTCGCAGTCCACGCAATCGGACGTGTATTGCCAGTACTTAGGGAAGCCGTGTAAGAGCTTGTATACGCTCTTTATAGACCCTTCCCTCAGGAATTCATCTGCCAGTTCTACAACCGTCCAGAATGGGCTGCAAAACACGTCCATGCCTGGCTTTACAATGTCGGACACTACCCGGGCAGATACGTGTCCAAAGTAATTGGGATAGGTTTTACCAACGATAGTCCTGATATTCTCCCCATCCCATTTCACCAGGCGATCAAAAGCATCGTCCACCACCCGGAAGATGTTCTTATCCTTGGTGATGAAGATCACATAATCCAGGTTGCGGCCGCTTAACTGGTAGTCGTATACTCCGGCTATGCTTTTGTAGGTTGGATAAGCCTCGCCGTTACCCACTTCATTGAAGATTAGCCCCATGGGATCCATGAGGTAGGCAATCTTTGCTATGTTGTCCATCCACTTACGCAAGGTATACCCCCACTCTACACTGGACAAATGGCTTCGAAAATCAGCCTCCTGGGACTTGGGCAGGTTGTAGTAAACAGATCCACCCCTTGCGCTGAAAACCTCGTCTATTGGCCTGGCAAGACGGTCAAACAGGTCTACATTCGAGCGGGCGTACTTCTGCCGGATAAGCTTCTGGTCCGCATTCTCGAAGGTATTAATCTGCTCCAGGTAGGTATCCATACCTATTCCAGCAATATGAACGGCCAGCTTCTTGTTCATTTTCTGGCCCTCCTCCACTATTGCCTTATTGGGCCTCTCCTTTATAATGCGCTTGATGTCGCCTGTATCCAGTAGCATGTTAGTATATTTTGTACCCTCTGCGGGATTTGTATTGCTTGAATTCCCTTTCCAGTAGCTTTATGATGAAATATCTTTTCTGATCTGAATAGTGCCCGTATGGCTCGTATGTTACACCTGTCTGCGGATCCTTTACCTTTGTCTTTAACATTGTGCCATCCTTGTCTTCCTGTACTGTACAGTAGTCATCTATACTTACCTTACAATGATCTCCAATTACTATACTGTACCCAAACAAGTCACTTTCGTATATATCGTTTATAAAGGCGGCGCTTAGGGCCACCTCAGGGGCGCTTCTGGCTACCCTGTTAACCACTTTGAAACCCTCTTTCTGCAATACCTCAATGAACTTATCATAAAACGACCTACTGTTTTCGTCCACTGTTGACCTCCGGGAGGCCGACGGATCACCATAAACAAACAGCAGGTCCGTATATTCTATCTTTCTCAACCATTCCGCCAGCTTCTTAGCAGCCTTCGGAGCATTATTATCAGGCGTTCTGCAGGGTATTTCATGAACCTGCCGTATCTCAGTAGTCTTGTCCACCTTTGCCAGCTGCCACGCAGCTACAGTTACATACGGATTCACGTTTTCGTCCAGGGATATATGCAGGGCGCCGCTCTCTACTTTCAGGGGCCGTACATGCTTCATCTCGTTGAACTGCTTCCAGAACTCTCCGCCGGTCTGAAGTATACCTCTCTCTCCGTTGGCATAAACCCGGTAGAGGTTCGGCTTGTTGATCCGGTCCCTCTCAAAATCAGCCAAGGTGTGCTCATCCACAAATCCCCCCTTCCCGGAAGGATGGCCCACAACCCAGAAGTTATCCCGGAAGGTGACCTTCATCCACACGCTGTCCCCTTTCTTATTGACCCGCTTAAAAGCGAAATCAGGGTTCAAAGAACTATATTTTGTTGGCGCCGGCACTATCAGCGGTAAATCAATCCATTCGTCCTTATCCAACCAATTTTCGTATATCCAGAGTTTAGCGCTTACCGGGTTCCAGTCACAGATAAACTTCTGATTTGGCCGGCCGCGCAACCTTTTGCGCTGCTGGTCCCATTGAGCCTCAGTGAACTGGTTCCACTCGTTATTGTACACTACACTGAAGTCCTCAATACCCTTTACGTTCTCCTCGTCATCCAACCCTCTAAACCGCGTTCTTGCATCGTTTACCAGGGATTTGAATAGATCCTCCTGCGCCCTATAAATACCGCCCAACTCCAGGCGGTTCATCGCTACTTTAAAAGAACTATATACACTGTCCTTGATGTGTACATGGAAGCGGCGGAAAACGATTGATGAATAGTTATACGCCAACTGGTCTATCAACAGCGCGTTTGATATCTCCCCTGTCTTTCCCGCGCTCGATCCTCCCTCTATGTAGATATACCGAATCTTCGGATCTCTCAGCAATGGTACCAGGTGCCAATGTAATGGGTTGAAAAGGCGCGGGTGAAATATCAGCTCCATGCTCAATCATCTTTTCCATAACCTACACGTATTACAGCCGCTTTCTGGCTATTATCTACCTCAAAGAAGCCTATGTGCTTACCTATCATTTCCGTAGCCTTATTGGCTCCCGCAGAGTCAAATTCCCACACTCCATCCCCTTCCTCATTCTCTTTCTGGACCATGCACTTTTCGACGTGATCAAATATCATTACCGGCACCGCCTGCATGCAGCGGTCAGAGATCTCCTTAAACCGCTTTAGCACCCAAAGGGCATCTATCTCCGACTTTTCAGAGATCACAGCACGTAGTTCCTGTATTTTTGCCTGAATCACATCATTTAACAACAAACGGGAAGATTGCTGCTGGGCGGAAGATGGAGAATAGCCGGCACGAATGGCGGCCTGGGTAGCATTGAGGTCAATGATATATTGCTCGCAAAAAGCGAGCTGTTTCGAGGAAAGCTCTTTTTGTGATGTATTATCCTTACCCTTCATTTAGTGGCGGCCAGGTGTTTATCCCGGAACGCTCTCATACAAAGATATAGATTTTGTCTATAGAAATAACGAATCTAATATTCTATAATACGTTAGGGAATAAAAATGCCCGGATGAACCGGGCAGGCGTTAGTCTATCTTCATTATAAACTTCACAATTTCGACGACCGCCACGATGCCCGAAATGATTAAAGACACCCAGGACAATCTGTTACTGAACCTGGCCGTCTTCATGGTTTGTTCCAGATTCTGCACTTCGAGCTTCTCCCTGTAATCTTTGTTCACGGCTTCCTGCTGTTGCCGTTTGTGTTGGCCTGTAAAGCCTCCACCTTTTATAAACTCCTTCATCGTGGCTTCGGCGGCAACCCTAATAAAGATGTCAATGGCATTACCGTACCCTTTTGTTCCCTGAAAATATTGAGGCATGGACGATTCAAAATACTTCATCATATCCATAACTTCGGGATGAGGTTCCTTGATGTGGTTAGCAATGTTTAAACTATGACCGGTTTTAAGCTCGATCATTGCAGTTACGATCTTGTCGGCTAATTGGGGATTATTCATAGTTTTGGTTTGTGGTGTATTTGTATGTTATTTTACCATACTCTATCGAACTGGTTTTGCAAGATGCGCTAATATAATATCACAATATACGCGACCGAGCCATCATCTGCTTGGCGCCCATAATCCGCTTAGCCATAATCTGGAGCAAGCGCTCTCCATCTTCAGCGTTCTTATATTGGGGATTGGGGTAGTTCAGTAAACTATAAGTCATCACCCGGCCAGTGCGATGATTAAGGATCTCTATGTAGTTTACATACTCATTCGCAAAGGTGTCCAGCTCATAGTTCTGGATTATGATCAGGCTACGCTTCCTTTTATTCTCCCTCAGTCCACTCACTAAGAACGATCCGCGCCAAGATTGGCCTCCATGAAAGAACACTGTCACACTATCGCCGGCAACAATCTTTGCATGCAGATGCCAAGTGTTAAATAGTAGTACATTACAACCGTCCTGAGTAACATACACCTGCAGGCCCATTCGCTCCATGAATTCCTGGGCGCCTGGTGGCCTGGTTAGCTTTTGGGCTGTATTGTAGAACCATAGATCCGGCTCGCCAGTCATGCCAGACAGCTTTGTAATTTTGCAGTGCTGTCCCATTGCTCTGGACTGGATAATTGACGCTTCTGTGTCCAATATGTTAGGAGTGTGAAGGATCATTGCTTTAAAAGCTTCTTCTTTTGTGAGTCATACTCTGACTGTGTTATCGCGCCACTGTCCAGTAACTCCTTCAGCTTCTTTATCTCATCTGTTACTGTCAGATCACCACTAGCGGTTTGTTTCGGCGCGGCAGACATTATTTCGCCTGAAGTTAACGCATTCTGGATATCGACCCAATATTTAAACGAATTGTTTGCTGTAACAACTAAATGATACTTATAGCCCACTTTCTTTGAGCCATCTTTCCTAATTTCCTTAATGTTCAGATTGTATCCTGCAAAGGAGCTTGCCAAATGAACAATTCCAGCCGTTGGATTATCTGAGGTTGCAGACATTACCGCAAAAACAGATGTTGGTGATGAAAATACAAACTTAAAATCACCATTGGGCAATGTTCCCGCCCCTGTTTTAATTTGTGTCCCTTTGACGAAGTAGTCCCCTTCTGTTAGAAATAGTGTGTCCTTTATCATTTTCGGATAACTCTGAGCATTAACAGTCGCCGGCAGGCATAACAGGGTAAATAGAATCAGTTTCTTCATATATAGGTGTATTTTGGTTTTAACATTCACTGCGCAAATACAGTGCAATATCAGTATTCATATTAGCGTTAAAGGATTCATATTCTTATCCGGTTTAACACTTTTGTTGTAAAATAGTTAATCGGTT